GGTCGATGAATGAACACCGACGGGACGAAAGACCAGACCCCCCGCGTGGATACGGGTTGCCTAAGACTTGCGACCAAATTCTGAGGCTCACGCGGGCGCCCGTCAGACCAGGTCTGAAGGACAAGTTCCCACGGAGTGTCAAGGCATGCAGTGGCCGAGACGTTCAGAAGAAGTGGGGAAGGGAGGACAGAGATCACTCTGAGAGACTATGGAAACTACTCCGGGCAGCAATCCATCTAAGCTTGCCAGCCGCCACCCATATCATCCCTAGCAAGTCTCCTCATGAAGAGAAGGCTTGGCGAGGGCTGTGGGATTTGGCTGAGTGGTTCATTCTCACTGTCACCCATCAGGGACCGCATGCAGCGGCCTCTGCCTTTAAGGTCTGGGCAACACAAGCTCAGCAATTTGCTGTCAACGACTTCAGGACAATTGAAGCCCAAGGACATGTCCCGGACTTCAGACGATTCATACAGGGGTCACTCAGAAGTGGGTGGACCCGTAATGCTGCTTGGACGTTCTCCTCTATCGGTCGGTCACTCCCCCCTAGTCGCCTAGCGGGTGATGAAGCCGAACTGAAAGAATGGAGCCAACGACTCTGGTCTCAAAGTGAGCCGCCGGACCTAGCAACATTAGACGACATCTACACCTTTACCAAGGATGCAGTTGAGCGTCTGTATAAAATCGACCTGAAACGTGAAGATCGGGAGCCCCTATTCGGGTCTCTCAAACTTAACGTCTCAGCTTGCCTGGAGCGGAGTAAAGGGAAAGGAGGAGCCTATGCGTACTACCGGGATCGAGCACTAGCTGAGAAGACCCATGCTACTGATCAAACCCCCGAAGGCACCTTGCCGTATCTAGAACAGGTCTATCCAACGGCAAGATCTCCACTGGCATCACATGTGGTGCCACCAAGCGGAGAAGCCATCGAGGCAATCCCAAGGGGACTGCCGGCAGGACTGCAAGCCGTCGCAATCGACACCATCGCACAAAGCATCGCAGAAGATGACCTGGAACAGCACCTGGTAACAGGCGGCGTTCCACGGATGCGTCCTCTTGTGCTCCGTGAACGGGGTCAAAAGAAACGGCTTGCCACGATCTCGGAAGCTAGCCTGGTGGTGGCCGGCCAACGAATCAATCGTGCAGTGCTGCGACTCCTTTCCAATTCCAAGACTGCCAGTTACTCACTTAAGGGCAGGCGCGACACACCCGACTGCATTGTAGCTGGTACCAATGCATTCGCCAATCGTGAGGACTTCGAGTTTCTCTCTACGGACCTGAGTGCCGCGTCAGACTATCTTCATCACTCGGTGAATCAGGCAGTCTGGGCTGCAATCTGGGACGTCATTGGGCATGAATTTCCATGTTCATACCAATGGGTAGGTCAGAAGTTGATCGGGCCAATGAGATTGGACCCGACCACGCCTGGTCTACCAGAAGAGGTCGAAGCTCTCAAGAGTAAGGATACGTCACGAGGGGCACTCATGGGCCTGCCTCTCGCTTGGCCGATCCTCACACTCGTGAACGATTGGGCTGCGTCGCGCGCGTCGCCCAAAGGTGGGCAACCAGTTTTCGAAACCTGTGGTGATGACATGACCGCGGCTTGGACGCGGCCGATGACAGAGAAATACTTTGCGAACCTTGAACGGGC